TCAAACATAGCCTTAGTTTTTACCGCTTCCTTCTGAGCGTTTTCAAACCATGCTATTTCGGCGTCAAGAGCATCAAGCCTACCTTCAGCAGTTCTTCCGTATGCTTCGTTTACACGTCCAAGCCACTCTGCAAGTTCTTTGGCTTCCTTAGCTTTCTGTGCGGGGTCTTCTTGTGTATCTTCTTCAGTTGATCGTTCTCGATTCTGGATGTCGCGCTGTCTCTCAAGCATCATAGCTTTTTCGATAACTTGTATCTGCGCTTCAGTTCCTGCTATCTGCGAACGTACAGCAGCAAGAGAGACTTTTGCCCTCTCTGATACTTCTTTTCTTCCGCTTGCAGCGCTCGCCTCGAGTCGCTCCTCTCTCTCCCTGAGTTCTTCGAGTCCACGGCTTAAAAGATTAAGACCGTCTGAATTTTCCGCAACTTCTGACCGACCGAAAACAGCGTTAAGAGAATCTCTCAGCTCTCTATTTGTTTTCAGATTTTCAGCTATCTGAGTAGCAAGATCGGAAAGCGCTCTTCTAAAAGGTGTAACGCCTTCAAGTATGATTATCCCCATTTCTTCTTTGAGAGATATTAAACTTGACTCAAGCTCTTTCTGAACGTTCGTTGCTGAATCCTGCGTACGTGCAAGGTCTCCCTGTGCGTCTGCGGTCCCCTTAATAGTAAGCTGTAGAATCGCCTGAGCTTTTATCTGAGCGTTAATTTCGTTTTTATTTTTTATAAGTCCTGTATTAAGAGCTTCCTCTTCAATAGCGGCCTGGCTTGCGACTACTCCATACTTTCTTAAAGTTTCAGTATTTCCGACAAGCGCAGACTGCAGGTCAGTTACTACCTGTTCAGTAGGTAGGTTATTGAAAGACGCAAGGTCATTAGCAAGCTCGACAAGAGTTCTTGACATCTCTCCGGCTTCTTCACGTGCAAACCCAAGAGGGACAAAAGTATCCTGCAGGGTAGCAAGAAAGCCTTTTGTCTGAGTTGCTGCCCTTCCAACCGATGCAGAATACTGCTCTGCCCATTCTCCAACGCTATCAGCGTTATTCTTAAAAACAACATCAAACTTTGACTGCACTTCCTGCGCGTCTGATGCTGCTTTCATTGACTCGCCCATGACCTTTGTCATAAGCGCAATAGCGCCGGTAACACCGACTATCGGACCGAAAGCTTGGAACATTTTTACAGCTGATTTACCGACTGAGTCAAAACCTCGGGAAGCTTGTTTGCTATTTTTCTTTGTGTCTTTCCCGAAAGTTTCAACCTTTCCGGACGCGGAGTCCATGGCCTTATCAAGCTCTGCAATGTCCGCTGTTATCTTCGCTCTCAGCTCTCCAAGATCTGCCATTAAAAACCGCCTTTCTCCACTATCTCATCGCCCACTTTCGCATCATAAACAAGCCACCACTCGTCCGGGGTCATTCGCCAAAACTCTGACGGCTGAATGCCCCACATCCCGACCGCTACTCGGTAGTACTCTCCGATTCCGGGGATCTTTCCGTCTCGGGTGCTTCTTTTTTTTTAGGCATCTTCTCCGGCCCGGCTCCGAGTGCAGCGGATATAATATCAGCAGCGGCCGCCGTCGACCCCTCGATATCTGACAAAACCTTTTCCCCGATGTTGCTGTAAGCATCATCATATCCAGCCTCAACAAGAGCGCAATAAATTACCCATGCAATGTCTTTAGTCTTTGCCCGGTAACTTTGTATCGACCGTAGAAAGCTCATCATGTCAAAGCGCTGCTCTATGCGCTCGACTACTGCAAAGTTCGAGGAGACTTCGTAGGTCTCCCCGGAAAATGCTATATCAAACTTACGTTTCATAATTTCCCCCTGTTATCCATTACGGGCTTGCCGGTGTATAGGTTATTATCCCCGAACTCTGGAAAGTAGCCTCGAATGTGATTGCGTCGTTATAGTCCGCGCTCTCATTGTAGGAGCTGACAAAAAAGTCACCCTCGATCGTCGAACCGTCGGGAAACTCGAGGGTCATATCTTCAAGTACCGCCGGGTCAGTAAATGCAATCGCCCGAAGTGTATCGTCTTTGGTAACACCGCCGACTGTCAGGTCTATCTGCTTTTCCCCGGGTTCGTGAAGCACGCCCCTCCACCCGTCATCATCATCGTTGGTAATATCAACCGCCTCTCGATTGATAGCAACTCCCTTTGTTCTCACTCCTGCAAGCAGTGTTGTTCCACGCTTGATCAAGAGTTTTCTTCCGCTGTTTGCACTCATGATATCTTCTCCTCTCCGACGTATCGGAATCTCTGTACACCATGCCTTGTTTTTCCGTCCGGGTCAAGAAAGGTCTCGGAAAACTCCCAGTGCAAAAACACGGTGTGCAATGTATCAACTGATATTTCCAAACGATGCAACGCACCGTAAATCACCTGCATAATCTCTTTACATTCTTTCCTTCCCGGCGCTCGGCTCCATGTGTGGATCGTCAATGTCGATTCCGTTCCGTCGCTGTCGTCAGTGTCCCAGGCTATCGCAGTATCTTCTCCGATGTTTACATAAGGGAATTCTTTCTGCTCGGGCACATCGTCATAAACGCCCTTGACGATATCAGTCAGCGGAACGAAAGTGGAAAGTTCTTCATATATCGCCTTCTGTATTTCCCACTGTCTCATTTGATTATCCCTGTCAGAGCGTTACGCAGTATCGGCGCGTCCTCTTCAACTGAAGGCAATAGCCACGGGCGCGGGGCAATCTTCTGAGTTCCCATCTCAAGATCAGATCCATATTCTACCCTGGTAAAAACGTATCCAGTCAATCCGTCGACCTGTGTTTCGATACTTGCCGCAAGCCTGCCAGTGTCATTCTGAGGAGGCTGTCCCGGCGCCGATGATTGGTGTGTCCTTCTCGGGTTGTCCTTCTCATATATTCTACCAGTGTGCGGACCGCGTTGGATCCGTTTAACCGCGGCAGACTGAACGCGGAAAGTTGACTTGCGTATCTCATCTTCAACAAGCTTGCGGATCTCTGCCTTTGCTTCGGCTATCGCTTTGGAGAACTCTTTGATTCCTTCTATCTCCATTGTAATTCCGCTCACACTGCAACCCCTTCCTCGCATCGCATCTGTAACCAGCGGTTCCGCTCTTCAATATTTATGACCGACTGAATATTGAAAAGCCTTTCCTTAAATACTATTCTATCAGATGCTTTCACGTCGTCAAGATACCGGATCATAATATCATGTGTGATGCTCGCCTGTATGCGCATAGCAACAAAAACCTCATTGCCGGAAACAGGTTTGATATAAGCACTGATATTGTGGATCTCTGCCCATGTGTCCGACCATCCACCGCCACCGTCTGGCGTTCTGGTCTTTCTCTGGATAGATATTTTATTCCGCAATTTCCCAGCGCTTATATCACAGCACTTCATATCTGCACCGCTCCCACATGATCGGCGTCGACTTCGACTTTATCGAACATCTCATCAACAGCCTTTTTTACTCCCGGGTGATTCTTGCTTCCGTAATCGTGGAAGAACATCCAGCCGCCTTTTTTCACCTTTGGCAACCATGATTCAATATCTGCCTTGCATCCTTCATAACTATGGTCAGCATCAATAAAAGCAAAGTCAAACTCTTCTTTTCCGCAATGTTGCGCAGCGGTTAAGCTATCAGCTCTTAGTATCTCACAGCGTCCAGGATTGCTATCATGTACCGCCTTGGCCTTATCGTATGCAGCGTCAAAATAAACTTGAGGACGGAAAGACATACGGCTTTTTTCTATCGCGTCTTTTTGCTCTTGAGTATACTCACTCCATCGGTCAACCATCACAAGATAAAGATTCGGTATACCGTCAAGAAGCTTTGCCGATAGTGTGCCTTCAAATACTCCAACCTCTACGCCTTTTCTTGCGTCTGAGCATCTTTGTATTACTGCGTGCCATCTCATGCGCTGTCCAGGTTTTCCTTTTTTCATTACAGCAGTCCTTCGATGTACCATCTGTATTTTACAAGCACAATGCTACCATCTGAACGGTAAAACTTTCCGCCTGGTGGTGTATACCGCTTTCTTAAATCACCCATGCGCGATAGCTCCCGTACATCTGCTTTGCTCCGCTTTGAGCAGCCGCATCTCCAACCGGGCAATCTCCCCGATGCTCGTACATGTATGCCGCGTGCTGAATGATACCTTGCTGGATCAACTGCGGAACGCTGGCATAAGCCTCACCGTAGCCGGCGGTATACTCAATCCTCAGCATGTCGATGACTCGACCGGTAACACCTGACTTGATATAAACTCGTCCTGAAAGTTTATCGAAATAATAATCATTTATGACCGTTTCGTTCCCGCTATCGTCCAGGGTGTAGACTTTATCCACGCTTTCAATCGGCGGGTATGAAAGCTGTGCCCCTCGGGATTCCTTTGACTCAATCGCAAGGCCTGGGACCGTGTAAGGTCTGCCGTACTGCCGCGTCAATTCTGTAGTAATCAGTGACCGGCTCAAGAACCGTGCAGCAAACTGCGACGCTGACAGCAGGAGCGAGAGCAGATACCCGTCTTCCGAGTATTCACCACTGCCATCATCCAGCCGGAGGAGAGCCTTCAAGTCGTCTATGCTTGCGGCCGGGAGAGCCGGTTCACTGCGGAAATGAGTCGTGCCGTATTCTAAGATTCCACTTTCGATCGATAGCATACTTCCACCCCTTTATAAGTCACTCTTCCGTATCCGTACTTTTCAAGGACGCGACCCTCTGCAAAGGTCATTCCCTGCGGCCGTCCTGCGTGCCGTCCCATTCCATCCTTGAAAACCTTCACGAATACTTTCTCTCTTGACGGATAATCATCAAGATTAAACTCGACTCCCTCGGCATCAATCAATCTGCCGTGACCCTTTCCTTCCTGCGCTTTACAAACAAGAACATCGTTCCACTGCAGTGCAAGGCTCTTTGTCAGACGGCGCGTGTAATAATGATCCCCACCGTTGTCGCTCCACCATTTTGACAGCTTCGCATTTGGAAGCCAGTTTACAAAGCATTCAGTCTGGAAACTCTTCTGAGTCCCCCAGCTCTTCGGCCAGATAGTTTCATTCCATCGCATGGCCTTGCATATCTGCATTTTCTTTTTGTCGGCGTCTTTCAAAAAGTCGAAAACATCCGGCCCGGTAAGCTCGTCGTCATCGTCAAGAAAATAAACCCACCCGTCATAGGGGACCGCATCAAGTAGCCTGTTGTTGTACAGGTTATAAGGTGCCGTGCCCATGTTCGGCCCGTGTGCAACTCCTCGAACAAGGATATCACACTCGATATATTTCTCACTGCGCGGATCATCACAATGGACTATGTGGCACACCTTAGGCCAAGACAAAGCCTTTACAGACTCGCGGCACTTGGCAAAGAATTCCGGACGTCCGCTTGTTCTAGTCAGAATAAATAATGTATCCACATAGTCCCCCTCAAATAGCCGGTAAAAGGAATCGAACCTCCAACCGATTGTTTACAAAACAACTGCTCTACCATTGAGCTACACCGGCAAGTAAAGGGGCGCCCCGAAGAGCGCCCCGGTTGTTTAGGTCGGTGATATGTCGTTCAGGGTTCCGCGGACGAAAGCCTTCGGCCGGTATACAGTGAGAGCCGCGCGAACTTCGGCAAGAACAACGATGACATTTTTGATGAAGTTGGTGTCGTGGCTGTCGCTGATCCTGATTGTGGAAGCCATACGGTCCCAGAGCTGAGCGCCAAGTCCGAAAGCTCCGACAAGGAAGCGTCCCTCGTCCATAACCGTGGTCTCAATGACCGGGACTCTCCAGACTCTCATCTGTCCGCCCTCGGTTACGCTAACCCAGATGTACCGGCTCTTGTCGTCTTTGAGCAGCTCAATGTCTGCCCAGTCAGAGGGGTTGAGAATAAGACCGGT